CCGTCAAGTAGACCGTGATAGCGGTACATTTGGCGTCCAGAGCTTTGACTACGGTCCTGTTGAGATCGCGTCTGAAGTTGGCTGGGATGATTACAAAGCAGTGTGTGATGGTATTGTCACCCTGCTCGATAAGACTGGGTTGTTGCATGGTTATTCATTCAACTCTTGGTCAGATGTGGTTACCTATGATGAGCAATTCATCGAAGATTGGTTGGCAAGTCCACAGACTTCTCTTTACTACTCGCTTCAGGTTATGAGCGACGTTCAAGATAAGTCTGATGCCTATGCTGCATTGGATGAAGGTGACGTTGACGCATACCTGGAGTCTCTTCTTAATGATCCGGTTGGCGCTAGCCAGCCCCAGGCTCCTGATTGTAATTGCGGCGAATGAACCCTTATCAAAAACTACAAAATCGTAAACGTACCTGGACTCCGGTACAGACAACTGCTGGTACACTGAATGAAGGCTCTGAAGAAACCATCTACCGTGCCCTCGCTATGCGACACATGGAACTCCCCGTTGGTAGCTTCATTCAAGATGCCCTTAGTGAAATTCCAGCTCTATCGGCAGACCTGCTTAAATCTAATGTCAAGGACGAAGAGAACCACGACCTGGCTCTCGGTTACATCGCCAATGCTTTGGGTGTTGACGAAACTGCTGAAGCCGAAGCACTCCGACTCCGCGATGCTTGGGAAGCGCATCCTGATCACACAGTACTCAAAGCACTTGTTGCCGAGCGTGCAATTTTCTTCGTACTACTCCCCTTCTTCCGCTTTAATGGTGACGCTGGTCTCAGAACCGTAAGTGCTGACATCAGTCGTGATGAACAGGTTCACGTAGCAGCTAACAGCCTTGTATGTAAGGAGCTGGGGTTGGAGATCAGCCCTTCTCTTGATAAGCTGCGTAAAGCTACTATTAACTGGGTTATGACACCTTTGAAAGCGTCCACCAACAAATATCTTGATAAAAAATTTTGGCTGGATGCCAGTGATCGCTTGATGTACGAGGGCAAGGCTCCAGAGCTTTCCGATACAAAGCGAGCACGTATGCCTGCTTTCTTTGAACATGCAAACCCCAACCTTCCTCAATACGCTTGAGACACATGGTCTCCAACTTAATGCTCTGTTGCAGCAGTTGGAGGATAACTTTCCACCCACCACACCCAACCCCAGTGAAACTCTTTCACAAATAATGTACCGCTCGGGTCAACGTTCTGTTGTCGAGTGGATTCAACACCAACTCAACGAAAAGAACAATGGCTCCTAAGAAACAAAAAGCTGAAGTCAAACAGGCTGTAAAACAGGCAGCCTCTGGTGGAGTAACTAAGCAAGAGCTTCAACAGATTGCTAAGCAAACTGGTGCAACATCTCAGCAAATTGTCCAGCAAATGGACATCATTAATAAGAATGTAAAGCAAGCTGGTGGAGAACCTTCCATTGCTTTGAATTCTGGTGCTGCTAATATGCTAATCAAGCAAGCAAAGGACCAAACTGGTTATGATGCTTACCTCAATGCGCTGACTGGTCGGTCTGCTTTTGGTAGTGGTCAGATTGGAAAGACCCTTCAAAGTATGATAGGTTCTCCTGGAATGTTTGGTGAAGCAGCTACTCCCGGAACTGGAATGATGGCAGGCGGTGGTACTATTCGCCCTGGTGGACGAATCACCTACAATCCTGAGGCTTTCTTTAACCGCGTTGGTAGTATCGGTACAGGTGGTGCTGGTCCTTACAATGCAGGAAATATGCCAATGAATACAGGTACTAATGACGTTGGACCATTGGCTCCTGGAACTACTGGTGGTAGTACGACTGGTGGTGACATGATTGGTGGTGATCAATTCGATTACCAATCAATCCTTGATGCTATCGCTGGTATCCAACAACCTCAGTTTGATATGTCAGCTCTGACTGATATGTTCAACACCCAGTTTGATCAACTGAGGTCTGAGTTTGCTACACGTGATCCTATTCAACTGGCACAACTTGGGCGTGCGTATGGTGGTGATGCTATCCGTGCTCGTCAACGTAACCGCCGGAGTAGCCGTGACTATCGTCGTGGTATGACCAACAGTGCTTTCGGTCCAGCAACCGCTAACCTTGCTATCGGTGGAGGCTTGACCCTGTAATGTCTGCTAAAGAACGTTACGATTCTTTGTTCGGTGATCGCACTCAATATCTAAACATGGCACGTAGAGCAGCTGAGCTGACCCTACCTTATGTTATCCGGGATGATGAGGAAGACTACAAAAGCGCTAGACCGTTGCCATCTCCGTGGCAATCGGTCGGTGCTAAAGGTGTAGTTACCCTTAGTTCAAAACTGATGCTTGCATTGCTTCCGCCACAAACTAGCTTCTTCAAGCTACAGGTGGATGAGACTATGCTCGGTCAGGAATATGGTCCTGGTATTAAATCAGAACTTGATCTAGCATTTGCTAAGATCGAACGTACCATCATGGAATCTATTGCTGCTAGTGATGATCGTGTCGTTGTACACCAAGCACTGAAGCACCTGGTGATTGCTGGTAATGCTCTGATTTACATGGGTAAGGATGGGCTTCGGTTGTATCCTCTCAATCGCTATGTTATAGATCGAGATGGCGACGGTAACGTCATTGAAATTGTAACCAAAGAACGAGTATCTCGTAAGCTTCTTGAAGGCACTCTTCCTGAACCTAAACCTAACGATGTTGCTAGAGACAAACGTGGTAGTCGTGATGAGGTAGATATCTACACACACGTACGCCGCGACAACAATCGTTATGTATGGCATCAAGAGGTTGATGATATCGTTATCCCTAAGTCCTTTGGTAAAGCACCATTGGATGCTAACCCTTGGCTAGCACTACGCTTCAACTCTGTTGATGGCGAGATGTATGGTAGGGGTCGTGTTGAAGAGTTCATGGGGGATCTACGTTCTCTTGAAGCACTCTCTCAAGCACTCGTAGAAGGCTCTGCAGCAGCCGCTAAGGTTGTGTTCGTAGTGTCACCCTCAAGTACTACCAAACCCGCCACGCTGGCGGCTGCAGGCAACGGAGCGATCGTCCAGGGAAGACCCGACGACATCGGTGTTGTACAAGTTGGCAAAACTGCTGACTTCCGTACTGCATATGAGATGGCACTTCAACTTGAACGCCGTCTATCTGATGCCTTTCTTATCCTTAATGTTCGTCAGTCAGAACGCACTACTGCTGAAGAAGTACGTATGACTCAACTTGAATTGGAACAACAACTTGGCGGTCTATTCAGTATGCTTACTGTAGACTTCCTTGTTCCTTATCTGAATCGTAAGTTGAACGTCTTCCAAAAGACTGGTGAGATCCCACGTATCCCTAAGGGTATTGTTAAACCTACTATTGTTGCAGGTATCAATGCACTTGGTCGCGGTCAAGATCGGGAAAGCCTCAGTGCATTCCTGATGACTATTGCACAAACAATGGGTCCACAGGCTATCCAAACCTTTGTTAACCCTGAAGAGGTTATCAAGCGCTTGGCTGCTTCTCAAGGTATTGATGTACTCAACCTTGTTAAGTCGATGCAAGATGTACAGTCTGAACAAGCACAAGCTATGCAGCAACAGCAGCAACTTGAACTTGTTAAGCAGGCTGGTCAGTTAGCATCTGCTCCTGTGAATGATCCATCTAAATATCCACAACCTAATGAGCAACCAACCCAGCCGCCCCAGCCGGCGTAAACCATCACAAGCTGAACCTGAAAGGGATGTCCGCACAGTAGAACATCCACCTACTGAAAAACCTGTACTTACGGTAGAGACTCCTAAACCAAATAAGTACGACCCTAAGCCTAAGATTGGTGCTCCCAGTCTTGGGCGTTCACCCAACTACGTAACTAAAGTTGGTCTTGGAAATCTTGAAGTAACTACTGCACATGGCAACTCTGACGTATGATCCCACCCCTGCGGATCAACCTGAGTTCAGTGAGGCTGAGCAAGAAGCTCTTGCCATTGGAGAGGCTGCTGCTAATGAACAGCAACAGCTTCTCGCTGGTAAGTTTAAAGATGCTGAAGCTCTAGAAAAAGCTTACATTGAACTCCAATCTAAATTTGGTTCTCGTCAAGAAGATTCCTCAGATGAGGGAGAGACTGATGATGAACAAGAGGATACTGAAGATGAATCTAATAGTATCCTAGATGCTCTTTGGGAAGATGCTCAAAATGGTGAGCTATCTAAAGAAACGCAAGAGCAACTATCTAAGATGAATCCTGCTGAAGTTGCAGCAGAGTATCTTAAATATCGACAACAGATCGAAGCTAACCAACAACCTGAGGAAGACATCAGTGATTCGCAAGTTGCTGAGCTTCGTGGTATTGCAGGTGGTGATGACGGCTATCAAGAGATGATTGCCTGGGCATCAGAAAATCTCTCACCTCAAGACATCAAGCGATATGATAGTGTCATCGCTAGTGGAAACTACGATGCTATTTCATTTGCTGTTGAAGCACTCAAATCTAAGTACACTGAAGCTATGGGCGTCGAAGGTCAACTCTTTAAAGGCAAACCTGCCAGCAACACTCGTGATGTCTTCCGCTCTCAAGCTGAAGTAGTAGCAGCGATGTCTGATCCTCGCTATGATCGAGACCCTGCATATCGTCAAGATGTGTTTGCTAAACTTGAACGCTCTGATCTTCAATATTGATGAACGACACTAACATCTTCGCTAAGGAACCCACCATGTACACTGACGAATCCTACACTGTGCCTCATAACGAACGTGCTGAACTCCTCAATGGTCGCCTTGCTATGCTTGGCTTCGTGGCTGCTGTTGGCGCTTATATTGTAACTGGTCAAATCATTCCTGGAGTATTCTAATGGCTTGTGGTAAGAAAGGGCACAAAGGTGGCGGCAGCAAAAAGTAAGGCTGTTAGCCTAAAGATTGGCACACATAAATCCCGTACTGGTGGACTAACGAAAGCCGGTCGGGAGAAATATAATAGAGAGACAGGCTCCAACCTAAAGGCTCCACAGCCAGAAGGAGGACCACGTAAGCGTTCCTTCTGTGCCCGTAT